CTTGATTCTATTAAATTTGTTTCTGTACCTACAACGCCATTTTGCAAATCAAAATAAGCGATATGATTAGAAGCCGCCGCTAATTGTAAGACAAACCAATTTGTCGTTCCCGCTTTTGCATATACTGAATATGTTAGAACGCCATTTAAAGATATACTTTGTTGAACCCTACGAGCAGAACCAGTTGCAGTAACTTCAAATTCCCAAGCATCGCTGGAACCATCATAACCGCTTTGACCTCCAGTTGTATTTACGAAGGCAACCGCCCAAGCAGTATCAAAAGTATTAGACTGAAGAATCAGATTCCCTCTCTCCTTTTCAATCAATCCCGAAGCATTCACACGGGTTGCCGTGTCCGTTCCTCTGCTAAAGGTGAAATCTCCACTACCATCAGTAGGCTTAATAGAGTATAACTTGCTTTCCTTGATACCACTCGGTATCATTACAAGACTCGCATTGTCGTAAGTCGTTGCCATATTAGTTTAATTCAAATAATTTATCATTCAAGCAGTTCGCCTCTACGACTGCACCATCTTCTACCATTCTATTCTTGTAAGAGTCGAACACATTGTAATAATTCAACATCCCTAACCCTTGCAGACCTTTAACTGGACAACCCTCAACATAGCCTCCGTTATCCTTTAAAGGTAGAATGTCTTGCGCCAAGCGTTCTCTAAATTGGTCTACATAATCATCTGCTGGAGCAAAACAAGCAATAGCCGCCTCGTTCTGTATAGAGAGCGTAGTTAGGCTTCGCTTACCCCAATAGGTCTCACAATATATCTTTCCCCAATTACTCATTTCTTTTCCAATTTATTGACGAGCTTTTGTAGCTTCTTTAGGTTAACCTCCTTTGGCTCGTAGCGTTTACTATAAGACCCAGCCGTTGAAGACTGCATCTTTGTCTGGGTGTATGTCATCGTTATTGTTGGTATAGTATTCTGGGTATGTGTTCTGGTTGAAAGACATAAAGTCAATAAACCTACGAGTATAGTGTTCAGCAATGTCTCTATGTTTATTCGTCAAGAAGTCTACCTCATCCTTCTCCATCGCAATACTGTTCTCTGCCGTGTGCTTGTAAGCACCTCCATTACCTATCGTGTAGGCAGCGTGAGGTAGGTATTCTACCATAGCCCAATGAATTAACATAGGCTGAACATAATCGTCTAACAAAGTCTCGTAAGGCGTAGTTAAACTATCGCCTATAATATCGTTGCGTAGCTTGTCGTAGAGCTTCGTACCGAGATAGTTTTGGATGTGGATTTCTTGAGCCACCTCAATGAACTGAAGAAACTTATCGCTATCTACATTTCCAGAGATTACGCTATTGCGTACTAAATCATCTCTTTTTATAAATAATACCTTTGCCATTATTTTCCGTAATTAGGGTGATGCCCTTGTCTCGGCATATCAATAGGCGCAACCGAAACCTCTTTAGGGTTTTTAGGTAGCTTGAATCCTTCTCTTACCGCTTGGTTAACATTTACAAACTTCGTTCCTTGTAGGGCGTTGCCTCCCCATTCAGTTCCGTCTTTCTTTAATCGTTTCTTGTAGATTCTACGCTCCCATCTGTGGTAGCAGTTGACCCCACCCTTGTACTTGAATAGTGAGTAGTTTTTACCCTTGTGTCCAAATGATTTATTGACACCTCTTGCACTCATCATACCGATGTCCTCCTTGCGGTAGAGCATCTTCTTTTGAAGCATCGTCTTGCAGAATGTTCTGCTCTCCCCTACGGGAGTTTTAGAAGTGCCTTTAGAGTACTTGTAACGCACTTTGTACATCTTGGTGTCTTGACTACTGTCTTGCGTAGCAGAAAGGCTTACAAGCCCGTTTAAATAGCCCTCAACATCAAAGTCCTCTGGCTCATCATCTCCTACTTCTTCTGCATCTACGAGTTCCCACTCATCGGAAGGCTCTTCCTCCCCCAAGTCAGCCAATGCATCTAACATCTCGTGGGCTAACTCGTCATCAAGAAAAGGGCGGCTATCAGCACTTGAAAGCTCCTCCTTTGTTTCTTCTGGAATATCCGCTTGTAGTTCTAACGGTTGTAGTGTCTTAAAGAAGATGTTCAATGAAGCACCATTCACCGCAAGGATGTCATCAATAGCATCAAGAATCAACTCTTGGATAGGGCGTACTACCGTGTTGTGGAATAGCAACGAAGCCGTCTTCAACTCATCAGCATTGTTACCCAGCCCAGTATTGTCCTTGATACCCATCAACATCGGTGAAGTAACTCGGTGGGCTACCATCAACTTACGCATACTCTCGTCTGCCAAGAACTGATACTGCTCACTTGCATCACTCAATTGTACTGGCTCAATAGAGGCAGCCATCTCTTTGTTGTCGTTAAACGCCAAGATGAACTTACCAGAGTTGCTTGAACCACTAAACTTTTGAATGATTCGTCTCTCTATAAGCTCACGCTCCTCTTCAGTTGGTACACCATTGTTGAAGTTAATCAACATTGACGGACTCAAGCCGTTCTTAATGTTGTTGATGTGGTAGTTCGCTACCTCCTCCTCTAATTCTGCATAAGGAAGACCCCCTTGATAGTCTACTGGTGAGTAGTAGTAGAATCCAGAGCGGTAAGGCTTGATGCAGTAAATCTCTAACCCCTCACTCTTCTCTCCATATCCAAAGGCTGGGATGCGTGTAGGCTCAAAGCCTCTCTTACGAATCTTTGTCCAGTCTTTAGAGTAGTAGTAGCCCGTAACCTCTCCGTCATCGTTCATCTTCTCAAAGCGCAAAGTCTCAATAGGCATATGCTCTACTTGTACAATCTTTGTCTTGTCTTTGTTGTAGATAACTTGGAAAGCCGCTTGACCCATCGCCTTTAAATCAAAGGTTACCTTTCTCATACAAGTGCGAGAAAAGAGGCTCTTCATCATAGCGTACTCATCGGGCTTACGAGCCGCATCAGTAGCGTATAGACCCTTACCATAAATAAGCTCCGTCATACCATTGATGATGGCATTGTTAGTAGCACTTCCGTTATAGCGGTCAATTAGATACTGGAAGTAGTTGTTGTCATCTCCATAAGCTACCCACTCCTTTCGGTTGTCTTCAACAACTTGGGGTGTAGTATGCGATGCAAGGTTTACGATGCGTATATTGCTCATCGGTAAATGTATTGATTATCATTATCAGTATCCTCGTAGTAAGTGAACTCACCATCGTTGACACTAAACTTCTCTAAATCGGCTTGGTCAGTACAATATATCTTTCCTCTATATATCTCACCATCTGCTGGGCTAATAAGCCTAAAGGAATAGTATCTATTGTAGACCAATATCTTTGATTCTACAAAACTGAAACGCACATAATTGCCTATGATATCCCAACCCGATGGATAGATATTCAATGTGTCTACATTTCGCTCCTCGTCAGTTATGTCTAATACAAAAGGTGCTTGTAAACCCTCATCGGGCATTACTCTCGGTGCTACATACACATAGCCATTGGGTTCTGTAGTGTAATTTATTATATGCATAACAAGTTAACCACAAGAAGGGTAAAGTGTTATCAAAAAGAAAGGGAGTGCCGAAGCACCCCCTAACCAAAACACCTATGTCTATCCGCAATGGATAAGACAAATATACTACTTTATCAAGAAGTTACAATAGTTGCAGTTGCAGAAGTCATACCATCAAATGGGTCTCCAGCAATCGCTCCATCAATAAAGTTAGCAGCAGTACGCTCCATAGCGTTGAATGTAAGAGTGTATCCAGATAGGTCACCCATTGCAGCACCACTAACAATTGTACCACCAGTAACATCAGCACCATTCTCACGACCTACCAAGTAAGCGTTTCCGTTGTAGTCTTCTACAACAATGTGAGGACGACCATAAGCCATCAACTTCAACTCGTTGTTATCCTCCTTGCTCAATTGAGGCAAAGTAAGGTTAACCGCTTGGTCAAAGAATACAGTTCCGTTTTCACGAGAAGCGTTGATTGTCTGCTCTACGCTTGAAGCACCCTTCAATTCGTACTTGTAAGCAGAGAATGTACCAGTCATATCCGTCACCTCATCCGAAGTCAAAGAGATAGTACCCAAGTCACCAAAGTCTACAAAGTAAACCGCCTTGATACCACCTACCGACTCTCTACAAGGTAAAGCACGACCTTTTGTTAAATCACAAGCCATATTATTCTTTTATTAAAAAAGGGTAGGCAGATTGTACCCACCTACCCTTCTGTTATTAACTAAACTAAACTACTATTAAGAGTAGTAAACGATGTCAGCACCAATTCCGTATTGTACACCCGCAGTAAAGCGCATTACAACACGAACATTTTGTGAACCATCAAGGTCAGCCATATCAATTAGCTTCACTTCGTTATGGTCTGCCAACAAACCAGTACCGAAGAACAAGTTTGATTTTTGAGCAGCTACCATATCGTTGTCTGGCATACCAGAACATACGAACAATTTAACACCGTCAAATGCAAGGTCACCACCGTTGTACCAAGTAGTACCAGCGTTGTTCACACCATTAGCACCAAGACCAGAAGCACCGAAACCTCCCAAAGCACGAACATAAGCACGAGCAATGTTTTGAGATACATAGATGTACAAGTCTTCTTTTCCGTAAACCGCAGTTGGGATAGCATCTACTACTTTACCCAATTCTGTGATAACATTCGCAGCAGTAACAGTTGTACCAGTTACATCGATAACTGATGCATCAGCAGCCAACAAAGCAGTAAAGCCGTCAAACTCTCCAGCAGTTGCAGCAGCACCTTGCCAAATGTTCTCTTCAGTCTTCTGTGCTACTTTAGCAGCGATGTGACCGATAAGGAAATCAGCGAATGAAGGAGGCAAAGAGTCAAATGCAGAGTAACCCATTTGAACTGCTTCCCAATCGTTGTGGAAATCCTTCTTACACAATTCCAAGTTTACTTGGAACTCATCTGGTTGCAATACACGCTCTGCCAAAGTCACAGTTGACTGGTCAGCGAAATCACAAGCAGCGTCTTTTACCAAAGCATTAGTAGAAAGAGTTTTCATTACTTCTTTATACTTAACATTTGGCTTAACTGTGATACCACCACCTTCGATAGTATCAGCACTCAACAATGCAGCAGAAATATATTTCCCCGCAAATTCACCAGCATATGTGGTAGTAATTGATGTTGCCATTTTCTATTTATTTAATTATTGATTGTTGTACTTGTTTATCTAATTCCTTTTCCAAAGTCCTCTGCAAGAACACCTTTGTATTCTCTTGCTCTTTGAATCATATCTTGTGCTTCTTTAACAAGAGGGATTTCATTAGCGTTCACACCAACTTCTTTTGCACGAGCTACGAGGTCATCAACTTGTCCAACTACTGTTTTACGACCCATTTCTAATTGACCCTCTAATTTTTCAGCGTATTGGTATCCTTTTTTGAATTCCATATACGCATTATGCACATCCATAAGTGCTTTATCGTACTTGTTGATGTCAGCCTCCAATAAGCCAATCATCTTTTTCAAATCGGATGCTGCGTTAAGCTCAACCTTTTGCTCTTCGCTCAACTCAACTTCTTTAGCAGACAACTCTGCCCAAATTTTCTCTACGCTCTTCATTATCCTAATTTGTCAAAGATTCTTGATAGAGTGTCTTTTCTTGCTCCTTTAGAGAACTTGTGCAAGTCCGCAGGTTTCGTATCAGGAGAGTGCTTGATAGGCTTTGCAGCAGGTTCATCAGCAGACAAG